CCTGATGATCGTCACAAGTAACTGCAAGGTCGGGAAGACCTTGTACTTCTTCGCGTGACTGAAGTATCGCTCAGCAAGGAATCGCAGGTAATTGAGCTCGAGGTATGAAACATCGAACACCTCAACTACTTGCTCGGCCCACACTCGATCGCCCAACAATGCCTGTACGATCTTCTCCTGGAACGACTTTCCGTACATACCAAATGTTGCCTTCTGTGCGGCCGAAATGGCCACCTTAGCCTCGCTCATCAAGCGTCTCCGATCTTCAGTGAAGGTTTGCGATACAATTGAATGAGAAGAAGAAGTCGTCGACGTCGAAGTCACCGATCCCCTCCTTCACCAGCAACTTGATCATTCCGTGCTTGTCCATATGAGGGACGAAGTCTTTGATCCTCTGTTCATTCGCTGCCTGTTGGTTCGCAGGCACCATGTTGCCGTTGAGATACACGAGTTTCCAATTTCGCATGACATCCTCACGGGCGTCAATGATGCGCTTGTACATCCGTGATTCATCGATGTGCGCATGTGCGTAGTCAAAAATGTCTGACAGCAGGATGTTGTCATCCAACCCGAGGATTGGGAACAGCTTTGACACGACCTTGAATCCGACACCCTTGATTCCAGGCACGTTGTCTCCTCTGTCGCCGCACAGTGCCTTAGCGATCGCAAAGTGCTTTGAGCGTACACGAAATTCTTCGAGAACGTTCTCCTGCGTGACGAATGTTTTCTTGTGAAGGCTGTACTGTTTCGTCTTTTCATCAAGAAGTTGGTACATGTCTTTGTCAGAAGACACGATGATCTTATCACGATTGCGCAAGGGACTGCATGATAGGTATGCGATCAGATCGTCACCCTCACAGTCAGCGGCATATAGCTGACACACAGGAGCACACTTCAACATTCCTAGCAACGAAATGACCTGGTGTTGCCTGTTCTCCTCATTGTCAGGAATGTCATCCTCATAGAACCGGTTGAGCTTGCCTGCTACGCGGTTCAGCTTGTACTCAGGTAGAAGATTTCTTCTTCGAGAACTTCCACCACCTTCCCAGCACACGTACACCGCCTCAGGCGATGTTTCATATGTGATCCTCTTCAGTGTCTTCATGAAGCCGATGCACCCGCCCATCTGGTAGCCTTCACTCGACATTGTGGGATAAGCACAATAACTCCTCACGAAAAGATTCATTGCGTCTACGATTAGAATTGGTCGACGCTGCTCATCCATCAGTGCCTCCGAATACCGTCATGCTACGCAACTGTACATCGGTCAACCGTAGAAGTTTCAGCCCCCTTGTCCTGAACCACTCGTCTTGAGCACGATCAGTAAGATATTTGTGGTATATCTGCACATCGCGCTTTGTCAATCCTTCTGCGATGACGTCAATAGGTCTATCAAGACCATGCCAGTAAACACCATCAAGTTGAATGTAAAGATCAAGCGATTTGACATGAAAGTCAATCATCCACTGTTTGGTACACTCTGGAGGTACCACCTGGCGCTCAACATCATCAGCACCGAAGTGGTTGATGAGAAGAGTGTAGAGATGATCCTCTGGCTTTGAGTGACCGTACGTGCCATTTCGCTTCATAGTCTCATAACGTTTTTCGTGCGATGCGGGAGAATTACAACGTTCACGAGCGTGTTCTAGCAACAGCGTATTTTTTACGCCGTATCGCTCTACATTTGTCCTCTGTGTACGCTCTTGGACTTCAGGAATACGTTGTGGATGATTTGTGCCATATCGTTCTATCAGTGTAGCCTTTACGCGTTCACGAAACTGCGGTGATGACAGCACGTTCTCAACGCCATAGCGTTCAATGCATGTCTGTTTCGTTCTCTTCTGTACTTCGGGGATCTGATTGACGTTCTCGACGCCATAACGCTCAATGCATGTCTGACGTTGCTTTGTCATCACCTCAGATGATGCGAATGGCGTTTCAACGCCTAGACGCTGCATACATGTCTGTGACGTTTTCCTCCAGATTGCGCCACCTCTCTTTGTTGCCTCGGACACGCATGCTCGCGAACAAAGATGTACTTCCAGAGCATCTTTCACGTAACGCTTAAACTCAATTCCGCATTGATCACATCTGTAAAGCGCTAGCTTCGCTGTCAAGTGTCTCAAGTACATTGGCGACCGTACATACCTATAGTGGCACAGACAAAAATCTTACTCCGTCCTTCCTCCGCAGTACATGCGCCTATTTAACACATGAACGGGAACTTGTTGCAAGAGTACGTCTCCTTGTTGATTGAGAAGATCCGTACCAAGAGAGGCGTATACAGTCCATTTGGGTCGAAATTTGAGCTGAACAAGTTCAAGAAACTGCCCAGCCGAGAAGTCATGAAGCAGTACGCGTACATGTTCCTTGAGCCTCTTGGTCGCGGTAGTTCACGCGAGGTGTACACGCTCAGCAGCAGGTATGCGCTGAAGATCGCAAGGAATGACAAGGGTGTCGCGCAGAACGAAGCAGAAGTGGATACGTTCACGAATCCTCAAACAAAGAATGTCGTTGCGAAAGTACAATCATTTGATCCAGATTACAACTGGATGATCTCAGACCTAGTGAAGCCGTTCGATTCTGAACAGGAATTCCAGGGCGCTGCTGGTCTATCGTTCGACAAATTTTGCAACCAGATCGCTGACGTTCTGGGGGGTGAACCCGATGCGAAGGACGCGTGCGAACTAGCACAGGCAACTGCAGTGACAATCAAGCAGAACAAGCTCATGCGAGGCGACGTCAACAAGATCGACTCTTGGGGATTGACGTCAGCAGGAGATCCTGTTCTGCTTGACTATGGATTCACGAAGAGCGTTGCTGATAAACACTACCCAAAGAAGAAGACGCCCAAGACGGACGCTGGTACCGCTGATCACGAATCAGAACCTGATTCACCGTCAAAAGTTGATGATCCACAACGAACAGGTGCTGAAGTTCCTGTCGCAAAACACGCTAAGCGATGATCGGATCGCTATCTACGTAAGGCCTTTCGTGTAGCCTCTCAAGATCACGCAGCAATTCAATCGGATCACGACGTAGATCGTTTTCATCCAGATTGAATGATTGTACCGCGTCTCCCAACATGAGCGTCAGGACCATCGTGCCCTCCTTGAGTGACAAGGAATGCGATTGGTGAGGACGAGTGGATGGGAAACGTTGACGACACAGTTCAAGCAGTGTCTTTGCGTTCTTCATGCGTTACGCTCCGAGCCACGTGTATATACGCGGCGTGTCTAAGTAGTCGTCTTGAGTGATTTTTCAGTCATTGACCGGTCGATCCGAAACCACCGGATCCACGCTCTGTCTCGCTGAGTTCATCAACATTGACGAACGTTGCCTGCACGACCGGAGCGAACACCAGCTGCGCAATGCGATCGCCCCTGTTGATCCTGTATTCTTTGTGACTGTGATTGATCAGACACACCATCAGCTCTCCCCTGTAGTCACTGTCAAGTGTTCCAGGAGAGTTGGCGACAGTGATCCCATTCTTCACGGCCAGTCCGGACCTGGGCCTGATTTGGCACTCATAGCCCTCCGGGACCTCTAGAAAAAGTCCCGTGTGTATGAGTATGCTACATCCTTCGAAGATTGCAGTATTCTCGATCGCAAACACATCGCACCCGGCTGCTCCGGGCGTCGAATAAACAGGATCGGGAACGTCAGGATGAGCCTTCCTGATCTTGACCTCAGGCCTCTTCTGGTTCATTCGTTTCCTCGTCTCCGTCAGTTGTTGGCGTATCATCGGTGTCATGTTCGATGACATCGCTGCTCACGGCACCGTACGCGTTCTCGATGACCTTGTCGATGAATGGTTTATAGATCGGATCGTCCATGATCTCCTTGAAGTCGCTCTTGTAGAACTTCTTCTCGACCAGCACTTCACCTGACGCCTCGTCATTTACCTGAAGAAGACGCCACTGCGACACACCAGAGATACACACGTTGAGCTGTGTCTTGTTGCCTTTCGCGTCCGTGTGATCAAGCAGCACCTTGTTCTTCTCGCAGTGCTCACGAAGCTTGTCGAAGATGTACTCGTGCTCGACGATCCCCTTGCCGAAGATGATGTCGAATTCGTACTTCCTGAACGGAGCTGCGACCTTATTCTTCTTGATCGTCATGATGACGTGGATGCCGATGACGTTGTTGGCCTTGTCCTTGACTTGAGAACCAGACGACAACCTGATCCGGATCGATGCGTGGAACGGAATTGCCTTTCCACCTGGAGTGACGTCCGGGTCGCCATGCATGACGCCGATCGCGGAACGAAGCTGATTGAGGCACAGCAATGTGACATTGTTGTGACCGATGACACCGACGATCTTGCGCATGCCCTTGCTGATGACCCGGGCCTGCAGACCGATCGTGTCCTTGTCGTAGTCACCCTCGAGCTCAGCTAGGGGTGACGTCGCAGCAACGCTGTCCCAGATCACCAGGACAGGGACGTCCTTCTTCTTCTCCATCGCGCTCTTTGCGAGCAGGATGGTGCGCTCGATCGACTTGAACACGTTCTCAGTACAGTGTTCGTCGATGTAGACAAAGCCTCGCTTGATGTTGATCCCCATCAGCGCTAGCTTGTCGATGGGCGTTGCGTTCTCCGTGTCGATGTAGATGACGATGCCGCCCATCCTCTGTACGACGGCCGCTGCGTGGTACGCAAGGTGCGACTTGCCGATCGACGGAGGACCTGCAATCTCGATGATGCGTCCCTCAGGGTACCCACCACCGGGAGCCTGGCGAATCGCGTAGTTCATCTGGATCGAGCCCGTGTTGATCCATCTCTTCACAATAGTAGGCGCTTCAGTCTCAGCGAGATTGTACGCTACGCGCATCCCAAATTCACGGTTGAGGTCTTTGATGAGACCGGCTGTGAGTTCGTCCATGTCATCCGCGGCGGACGTGGTCTCGCCCGCGAGGACTTCCTTCTTTCCTCTTGCCATGTTTCCTCGAGAAAGTCTAAGAATGCACGAATGGCCCCCGCTTTGGGCGGGGGCCATTCGGCCACGTCATCTCACGCTTCCGCTTCGTCCTTCATGATCTCGTCGAATGCATCGTCGAGCGTCTGCTTGGGAGCGGTTGTCGTCGAATCCTCACCATCAACATCGACATCAGTCTTCGGCTTGGTGACGCGACGGGCTGCGGGCTTGACAGCTGACTTCACGTCCTCAGCGATCTTGTCGAGGACGTCAACGCTTGCCTTACCACTGCCACGTTCCGTGCCTTCATCATCGCCTGCGGATGCCTTGACCGTCGCGCCGCTGGCAAGCCAGGTGTTCAAGATCTGCTCGATCTCAACAGTTGTCTTCTGCGGGTACAGGTCATCGATGTTCGGCTGTCCTTCGAGCCACTTCGCAACTTGAGCAGGATCATCCGAAAGCTTCGTCTGCGTACGTGACGCCTTGGGCACCATGTCCATGACGGGCTTGCCCTTGAACATCCTCTTCGAGGGGCTGATCGTCACGATCAGGTCGAAACCGTTCTCGGGATCGGTGTAGTCACCGACGCCCTCCTCGTCGAAGATCGCCAGCAACTGCTGGTAAACGAACGAGTTGAATCCCCACACTTGGACGCCTTTTTCGACGTCTGCACGGTCGATGAGCGCCATGTACGCTGCCATCTTGGAGTGCAGAAGCTTCGCAAGCTCCCTGTCTTCGGGCTTGCCACTTGCGTAGCACTTCTTGATGAGATCATTCACCGGGTCAGGCTTGCCGAACTGCACGGGCGCCAAGAACCTGGGTGCGTCTCCGATGTAGTAGTAGCGTCGCTCGAGGAACGGCATGCCGTCAGCAGAGTTCTTCCAGGGGACCACGCGGATCTTGTGCTTACCCTGTGCAGGCTTCCACAGCTGGACCCTGCCCTGCCCGCTCATCTCACCAATACGCTTACGAATCGCCTCTAGATTGATCGCCATCTTGTCCTCTTGTATTCTTGTGCAATGTCCGAATGATGCATCACCTGCACCGTGCAGGTAAACGAATCCTACTTCAACTCTTATTCCTGTTCAACATCCTTTTACGGGATGAAGTTCTTTTCTACTTCCTGACCATCTTGCTCTTTTTGTCACCTTCGCTAGAGCCACCTGAGTAGCCCATGACGTTGCCGTTCCCAATAGAGTTTCCGCCGCCACCTGCGCCGCAGAATTCATCGAGCTCAGCCTCTTCATCTTGACCATTGTCATCGCTCGCCGTGTCAGGCGAGATGAGCTGATTGGGAACCCTCGCGTTGTTCTCCTCTGCGATCAACGCTCGGAGGTAACGGATGAGTAATGCCCTTTGGCCCATGCTCATAAATAGGCGTGACGATGGAACTGTGAGGAAAAAGACCGGTCAGGTGACACATTCTGCAGTTCACTCCGATGCGGCGTGAGGCCAAAAATCGACGTGTTTTTCCTCCATCGTCGAGATGTAATCCGCAGTCATGAGACCAAAGACGAGGGGCGAGATCTTCAGGCAGTAGGGACGATTTTCCTGCAGCACAAACCCATCATTGAGTTTGATCGCAATCGCCTCGTCAGGAGAGAGCTTGACACCGTAGTGTTGGAGGACGAAGACAGTGCGATCAGGAGTCGTCATGTAAAGAAGGGCGTTGTTGTACGAGTATTCCTCACCCATCTTCTCCTTGCGCCAGGTGTCGATCTGAGGACGATAGAAGTCGTTGTCACTGTCCTTACCCGGCATCCCGATCTTTCCCAGATCGTGGAACAGTGCAGTGATGATCATGCTGTCCTTTGACAATCGCCAGTCGTAGGACTTGTTCAGGATGACGAGGTTGTTCAGGACCCGCAAGGAGTGATCGACCAGGCCTCCAGGGAAGGCTCCGTGATAGTCCCTCTTTGCAGAACCCGGACACAGGCACAGGCGCTCGTCCAGCTCATCCAACATTGCGATGACGGATTCTGAACGGTCACCCAGCTTTCCACACAGTGCATAGAATCGCTTCCAGTTCGTCTCAATATGTTCGGGCGTCAACATGTTCAAATGGTACCCTCATGGGTCGTCTTGTTCAAACGCTGATCTCATCGTACTTCAACGGGAAGTGTTGGACGTAGCCCTTCACCCTGACCCTGTCGATGGCTCTCACCAGCGGAAGATCATCGTAGTGAACGTCAAGGATGATTGCATCATGAAGGAGGAACAGAGGCCTGACCCGTGGCGCGGACGCTGCAAGTCGATCGACGATCTGCTTGAAACCCATCATCGTCACGTCAACACCTGTGCTCTGGGCATAATAGTTGATCATGATGTGGTCAAGGGGCTCATCGATGAGGACCTGCCTGCCATAGCGATTCACGACCTTTCCCGTCTCAAGGAACTGCTTCTTCACTCGCTTCAAGAGCTCCTTCGTGTTGAAATACAACCTGACCCTCTTGACGAAGTCGTTGAGCACCTTTCCTTCCATGCCGAGCACGATCCCAAGCGCCTTCTTGCTGCTCCCGTAGAGCTCACTGATGACCGCGCCCTTGATAGCCTTCCTGTCAGCCCCGAGCTCTTTCGCGATCATTCCGTACAGGTCAAGCTCATCGCAGTTGCGTCCGTGCTCGTACAGGAGAACACGTGCCTCCAACGCTGCGAAGTCAAGGGCGACGATCGTGCCGTCCTCACCGTGGACGGACCTCATGATGTTCCTGTGCTCTCGCTTCAACGTCAGAATCTGAGGGCCTGAGACGACTGTCAAACGCCCTGTCAACGTCTTGAATCGATCGTACGTGACGGGTGCAGCGAACCCGTCGTCGTCAGGCTCGAACGACCGCGTGGCAGCCACGTTGCCTGCCCGAGCGAGCATCAACCGTTGCCAGGATAATTTGTCCACCTTCACCGGCTTGAGGGCCTTGAGCAGGCCGTTGCCGGTCACCCACGTGTCCCTGTAATAATCCAGCGAGGCCTTTGCCATGGCCATCCTTAGTTCCTCGGTCAGCTTTTTTACGAAGCACCGGTGCTCTGACGCGGGCATCACCTTCGACCACGGGATGGGTGACGGGACGTCCAGCGACGACATTGCCTTGACGAACCGTGCGGGCGGGCTGATGTCGATCTTCAATCCTGAGAGGCGTAACGCAGTGTCGAGGCACCAGACAGTGTCGGCCTTGACATAACCGGTGAGATGCAGCGTCTCGGGTGGCACGACGCTCGACCACGAGTATGCCTCGTTGTCGACGATCAGGTGCCTGTCAGTGCCTATGATGGCAGCGTCGAGACAGAAACGGGACATGTGCCCATCATATCACTTGAAGTGACAAAAGGTCACACCTACTGTCCAGGCGGCGTAGTGGCACTCGTTCCTGATTGACCCGTAGGAGCGGATGGAGGCGCGGGCGCAGCATTCGATGACGACGCCTGGGCGCCTGCTCCAGCAGGAGCACCAGGGTTCGCGGGAGCTGGAGCTGCGGGTATTGAAGTTAGTCTTGCCAGCATGTTCGGAGCACCCTCAAAGACGGTGTAACCGTCGCAGAAACCGAACGTCCATGAAGTTTCGAACTTTCCCGGCGTAAAATTATGCGTCAACGCTGTCGTGATGTACATGTTATCGAGCGTTGTACCTGTCTGAAAGTCGATAAAGAACTGTTGCGCCATCGTCGCAAGCGGATTTCCCAGCGTCGTCATCGTCAACTGTGCAGGAATGACCCTACCAGGAATTCCTAGAGGTCCGGACCCGTTCGGCTGTGTATCGTTCTTGACTGTCTGATTACGTTGCATCTGCACGGTTGAAAGCAATGGCTCTGCTTTTGACGTGAGATTCGCTTGTGTGATCGTCGTACCATTCGCACCAAATCTGATCGACGGCACAAGCTGCGACACGGTATCCTTGACCATCTGGTTGCTTGTGAAATTGCTGATGTTTGTGAGTGTGACCTTCTGTTTGTCGTCAACGTTCAATGACAAACCTGGTACCAGTTT